CTTGCCTGATTACACCTCGAGCAAACGCAATTGTAAATCGTGTGGTCTTTGGTCTACCAGTATCATATACAAATAACCTAGGCATTGAGTATCTCTTGTGCTAATCCTGATTCTATTTCATCATGCGTAAACTGACTATATGCAAGATTGTTAAACCATTGTTGTCTGTCTACACGACGAGGATTTTCTATTTCTTCTAAACTAGTACTACTTATATCTGCTGCAAAACTTGCTGGATCGCATATAGTTGGTATGCCCATCATTTGTGCATCTATTGCTGCTAGACTAATACAAGTAACTACACAGTGAGTGTCCTTTGCTTGTTCTTCAAATGAAATGGTTGCTGCAGCAGGACCACTGGTGCCGTTTGCTCTAGGTTTGCGTCTTACTTCTATGGGTCTATCTGTTAGTCTACTTAGTGCGCCCAGTGTCATTGTTAGCCACATTTCAACACCTGCGCCTGTTACATAGCGTGTCATTGTCTCACTGCTAGGACATACTAGTATTTTTTTACCTGTTCCGTATTCTTTAGGTCTAACATTCCATTGCGTAAATCTGTCGCCGGGATAATCCACTGTCTTACGATAATGAATGCTATTACGGCTAACACGCCAATAGTAACCCTTGTCCATATGTTCATACCATCTTCCCCAATAGGGCATATCCCAAAAGTACCAGTCAACGCCTGCTGCTTTTAGTGCCTGTATTCTTTTTTCATTGTCTTGAATAAATCCCCAGAAGTGACTGGGGGTGTGATCTATTTCACCTCTAGCATACACCGGGCGAGAGCCAGACCAGCCTTTAAGCAAACTGCGCATTACCCAGTTGCATTTGCTTTCACTATTATGTGTATTAAAGTATAAGTTCATACTCTAGTAGGTTGCACTTGTATGATCTGCTTGTCTTACATCAACATTAGTTTCGCTGTATTCACCTTTAAGTTCATCTACAACATCATTGACATACCGACCTTGCATTGGGATAACAAAAGGCTTGTCTGTGGTTTTAGTATATGCTGTTACAATACTTACATTGTGTGCTTTACCATCTCTAGCATGTAGTTCGTCATATGCACGTTCTAGTTCACTCAGTGGCGCACGAGGTTTCTTTTGTTCATAGTGTGTCCAGCTATCCATGCCTGTTGGGCAATCAATATATTTGCCTGTGTTCTGTGCTAACCACATAAACTTCCAGGTATATCCATTTGCTGCAGCAATGTCACGGAATAATCCAGGATGAAAACTGTAGAAACAATGATTAAACCATGGAGCAAATGGCAGCACATTAATCATTGTACCGCCTGGCTTGCACAGGTTATGCATGTTTTCAAACACTGTGCGCTGATCAAAGATATGCTCACCTGTGCCATTGTTTGTTACATAATCAAATTGTGTTGTGTAGTTGTACTTGTCTTTTAGTATGAAATTAAGGTCCATAGCAATAGCACGAAGTTCAGTATTAACATCAATAGCAAGATAGTCACTAAATCCGAGGTCTTCAAAGTACTCCCATACAAAGTTAGTGGGTCGTCTATGTACTCGTCCTGATATTTTTTCACATTCATTTAACCATCCTTCACTGTATCTAAAACGTTGATTGCCCCATTCAACCACTGTTGCACCTGGAGCAAATGCACCTTGCTTTACTAGTTGTGCAGTTGCCAACTGCATAATGTTATTAAACGCCATTATTTTTTCACCTTAAACCATATCCATTTATCGTGTTTTACTTTAGAAGTAACTATATTATTAGTAGTCACTGGTTGAGTTATATCACTTATATAATTATTAAATCCAATTGATTCAAGATCATTTATTAGTAATTGTTCATCTTCTACACTACAATCTGCGCCGCCATTTGTCTTTGTTGCTTCAAAATTATTATCTAAATATTTGTTTAAACTGCCATCTAAATAAAGGTTCTGTCCAATTTCATCTTGTCTGCCCATGCCCATCTGCGCACAAAAAAATCCCCCTGGTTTAAGAACACGATATATTTCTTTAAAAATACTGTAGCGTATTTCATGTACACATATATGCTGTAGGCAAATTACACTGTAAACAACATCGTAAATATTATCTTCACAAGGTATATTATCTCCTTGTGTAGTCAAGAGGTTGGGAAAAGGTATATCATGCCTAGTTAAATTTTCTTTAGCAGTTTCTATTACAGGTTGGAAATCCACACCATCTATTCTGGAAAATCTATCTTTCCAGTTTATTAAATTTCTTGCAGGGCCGCATCCATATTCTAAAGCAATTAAGTTAGATGTTTCTAGTCCTTTAAACAAATACTCATCGTAAAATGGACTAGCAGTATGCACTTTATGATTTCCTATAATTGCATCGGCGTTTCCAGCCAGCCATTTTTTCGCACCTTTTTCATATACTTGTTGTTGCATATCTAAATAATCACTTCGATTTAACATTTAAGCCTCCTTGCGGAAATGATAATATTCTCTACGACCGCCTGGTCTTGCTTGTCCGTGATCAATCTCTACAAACTTTGTTTTAAATGCTGCAACCATTGCTGCAGTATGTTCTTGATTGTTGGGACGATTCTCAAGTTTTTGTGTTTCATGCACAACAATGCCGCCTATAGGAAGTAAACTATAGTAAGCATCTACAATCTGTTGCTCTGTTAGTCCACCAAAGTCACGCAATTGAATACTAACTGCTAAACTTAACAGTACATCAAACTGTTGTGCGTTTGATTCTAAAAACTCATTAAACGTTTGTTTAATCCATGTTACATTTGCAGGCTTGCTGTCTGGCAACTCCACATGTGGCTCTACACCCACTGCACTGTTTACCATTGGTGCTACTAGCATTGTAATGTATCCATCATTACATCCGATGTCAATGACGTTTTTATCTGCTGTGCAAACTGTTGCAAGTTTCATACGCCCAACTCTGTCAACAGCATCGCCCATGCCGTAGCGTTTTTGATACTTTTTCCATTCGTTAACAATTTTTTCAGTAGGTTGTGTAAATGTAGTCATGTTCTTCCATACCTCTCTTGGGTCACGTTTTATTATTTCTTTAAACATTGTTTTATTTTTATCTTTGGTCTTTGCATACAATTCTTCTTCATATGACGATCGCGGGTTTGTTAAAACATATCTTAGCAATTCTTTAAATTGTTCTGCATTATAGTTAGCATACAAATATTTTAGTCTATCGCTTATTTGTGACTCTGCTAGGCTATCAACTGGATTAGCCATTTCAAAGTCGATTAAACTAAGTTCTCCGTCTTGTATACAAAAGTTACTCAGTGGAAATATCTTTTTATCGTTTCTTTCCGCCTGCGCAGGATCCATTCCTACATAAAAATACTGTATGTTAGCTTCAGTTAATGTATCTACTATGGCATCTATTTGATCTAAGTATAACACGAGATTGTGTTCTTGCCAAGTATAAAACAAACTTTCACCACAACTTGTCATTTGCAAACTTAAACTTGCTTGATCACTATCTATTAACTGTGGAAAATGCAGTTTGCCTTTGAGTCTTTCCAAACAAGTTTTTTCACGCAACCAACAAAGTTCATAACTTCCTCTAGTGGGTTTGATACCTTTGTTTCTAAGATTGAATACTTTAACAACTGTTTCGTCACCTATGTAAACTCCACTAGTTTTTCCTATACTGTAGCTCACGACTTAATTTCTTTTACCTTCCACATCTTACCTGTGCCATTAAATTCGCCAATGATGTTGATGCTGTGTCTGCGCTCTGTTGGAGCAATGCGAGGAGTAACACTGTGAACGCTGTCTTTTACATTTAGGAACATACAAAAGTTATTTGCACGATAAGGCACTTCAAATACAGGCTCATGCAAACTGTTGTCAACTTGCCTGCCCAGGCTCTTGTTTACTTCTGTGATTTCTCCTGTTACACGGTGTACTGTAAAGTTACCGCCCGCTGCCATGTCTGCTTGCTTGCGCATGTATAGCAGTCCAGCATATATTTCTACAGGGTTATCAACATGTGGTGTGCGGCTTGTGCCTGTTTGATCCACAGGCTCATGTACAACAAACTGACAGTCTGTAACATAGTGTCCACTGTTGTCCACATCACGCACACTAACTGGTTTTGTTTTTAAATTTTCATAAAACTCTTCACCATATGATTGAACAATATAAGGAGAAAATAGTTCTGCACAAGCGCGAAAGTATTCTGGACTTGTGTGATATGCAAAAAAGTCTTGCCAAATAGCAGGCACTTGCCAAATTTTTGCTTCCTTGCATTTAAAGCGATATGTAATACCGCCATCATGCGGCTGTGTGTGTTTAACAATCATATCCTCTGGAAAGGTTGCTTCTAGTTCTCTGTAAAATCTATCGGGCATTGCACCCTCTACGCATACATATGGAAATGGATCACTGCGTACTTCTGTTACATTTTGTATTACACTTAAATTGCTCATTGTTTATCCTTTATACTCAAATACGAAATCTTGTTTCCAAACACCAGTATTTACATAGCCCAGGGTTTCTAAAAATGTGCCTGCTTGGTTTTCTTCTGTTGCCCAACCATACTTAATGTCACTGCCATTTTGTTCGATTACTATCATGGGTTTGTATTTTTCTATTGTTTTTAGTGCGCCTTGTAATACTTTAAGTTCATAGCCTTCAACATCTACTTTAACAAAGTCTACACTATCGAACCCGAAACTGTCAAGTGTATAAACAGGTACATCTGTTCTATACTTACTGGGTCTAATTTCCACAGTGTCGTCTTTGTGTATTATGCCGCCATTCATGTTTACAAACTCTTGTTTGTCTCCAATACCACAGTTCCAAACTTGCACACGATCCTTGGGAATGTTTTTATTAAAGTCCCCTACTAGTGTATGCCGCCTGGGTTCAAAACATTTTACATTATCAAAGTGCTTTAGCAAATAATGTGTATATTCACCAAATCGACAGCCAACATCAACTGCAGTTCTGCCTTGTGTTTTTGGAAAGAAGTATTTCATATAAGCATAGTGTAAGCGTATTTGATTTTGATCTAAACCATTATGGAAATAAACTAAATCTCCGTTATCTTCATATAAATCTGGTTCAAACTTTAGCTCTTCCACTTTTTTATACCCTCACTTTTTTGCTGTTGTGGCGCATCATATTCATGAGGATTCTTTAGTTTTTCCTGTCGTATTTGCTCTTTAGTAACTTGTCGTAAATCTTTCCACCAATCTGCATCATGCTGGAAACTGCCTTGCACATCACCTTTGAGACTCTTGCCAACTTCTTTTCTAAAGCCCTTTAAGTGATCCATGTAAGCACCAAGTACACTGTTGATAAACACATGACCACTTTGGTTAGGGCCGCCCAAGTCATTAAACTCTACACCCACTGCTTTAAAGTCCTCAACTAGTTCTCCAAAGATAAAACTGTCATGGTATTCTTCATGTTCAAAGATGTCGTCGCTTTCGTATATCCAACGCCACTGCGTCATAAACTCTTGAAACTTTGGATGATTACGATTAAACATCATCCAGCCACACTCGGGCCAAGTCTTGCGTCCTAGATATGTTGCTAGTTGATTCTCACTGGGAGCAATGCTGTGCAAAAATTCTAAAGTCATAGGTGTATGTGTTCTTACATCACCATCACACCAAATAAAGATGTCTGTGTCACAGTGTTCCGCAAAGTGCCACAGTGCAAATACTTTGTTAGCAAAGCGACTTGCATCCCAGAGAAAACTTTTTTTAGTTTTGTCTTTGTTGTGTCCGTGTGCGTGTGGATTGTCTTTGTGTCGTTCTTGCCAACTTTTTAAATCTGGCAAGGTTGTTCGTTGATCGTAAAGTGTAATCGTGTGATTACCCTCTACACTTGGATTGTGATCCTCTGCATAGATACTTAAAGGAACTTCTTTGGGCCAGTTAGCATTGTATCCTTGGATAAACTGCTTGCCGTATTTTTTATATCCTTGAGGATGCCATGAGGTAAATACTGATAATGTGCGCATATAACTATTTATAGGTTTAGATTTACACAATGAAAATTTCACACTTTCCAGGTAATTTGCCCAACAATGCACAGGAAGTTTATCCGCAACTTATAGATGCTATACAGCAAACAGACACACTTGTTGAAAATGATTTGGATGCTGATGCTGCTCTTATATGGAGTGTGCTGTGGTATGGTAAGATGGGTGCTAATAAGCAGGTATGGGATCACTACCGCGCACGAAACAAGCCAGTCATTGTCATAGAAGTGGGCGGGCTTATACGCAACACAACTTGGAAGTTGGGTATAAACGGGATCAACAGAGATGCAGACTTTGCTGTAGAACCTTACATGCCAGGTGATAGAATAAAAAAGTTTGGCATTGTACTACAACCTTGGAAGCAAGATGGCGAGTATGTGCTAATATGCGGGCAGCATGGATACAGTGAACAGTGGCGTGGTATGCCTGATATGGACACTTACTATCGCAATACTATTAGAGAGATACGCAAAGTCACTGACAAGCCTATAGTTGTTCGCAGTCATCCTCGCTTCAGAGAGTCGCTACACTGGGCATGCGATATGCAGTGGTACAAAGATAACAATGTTATATGGAATATACCCAAGCATGTGCAGCAAACCTATGACAGTTTTGATTTAGAGCATATGCTAAAGCACACACACTTTACTGTAAGTCATAGTAGCAACGCTGGCATTACTAGCATTATACATGGTGTGCCTGCTGTTGTTAGTGAACATAGTTTAGCCTGGGACGTTAGCACAAAAATGGATTCATGGTTAAGCAAGCCTGATAGACACAACTGGTTAAACCGTATGAGTTATACAGAATGGTTTGCTGACGAGATACACATACAATGGAGCAGAATCCGTGATCATCTTTGAAAAAGAAATAAGTGAATATTATGACCAGCCTTATGATGCAATGTATAATGATTTACTCGCTATCAAAAAAGACGAATATGCAGTAGACGACCAGATTGTGATTACTGCATACTATCCCACAGATGATGCAATATGGAAACACTTCTATAGCATACTAGAATTATTAGACATTCCAACTTTCTTTGTACATATAAAACGTAATGATGAGCTAGGAACGCTAGAGAATAGTAAATTTGCCAGACCAGATAGTTTTTGTATTACTCCCTTTATTAATGCTGAGGTTAATGTAAACGGAGATATCAAGCCTTGTTGCGAAGTACAATTTGAATATCATTATCCTAAGATTCAACACACAACACTAGACTCTGCATTGCAGAGCGAGTTGTTTCATAAACTTAGACATGAGTTTATCAACGGCGTTTACCCGAATGCTTGTCAAAATTGCTGGAAAAAAGAAAAAGTTGGAATCACCAGTAAGAGACAAAGAGATAAGTGGTTATTTTCAAAAGAGTATTATACAACAGATATTTTTCAAAAACCAAAAATTAAAAGTTTAGATCTTAAGATTGGATTTAGATGTAATTTAAAGTGTCGCATTTGTTCCAGTTCTTTTAGTAGTGCATGGTACGCAGAAGATAAGAAATACGCCGAAGTTCGAGATATTCATGAAATTGACTATATGGTTGATGCCGGAAAATATTTCTGGATTAATCAGATCGAACATTTTGATGATATAGAACATATTTCAATGAAAGGCGGCGAACCTTTACTAGATCACACACATCTAAAAATGTTAGAAAAATTATTAAATCTAGGAAAAAAAGATGTAAAAATTCATTACAATACAAACGGTACTATTTTTCCCGAGAAACACCTAGAAGTGCTTAATGAATTTGATGACGTATCATTTACACTAAGCATTGATAATATCGGTGATAGATTTGAGTACGAGCGCAATGGTGTAGAATGGGAAAAAGTAAAGACAAATTTACAGAGATTTTCAAAATTAAATAGAAATAAATATCGGATTGACTTTTTTACTAGTGTTAGCTTAATGAATGTGTTAGATCTAACAGAAACACTAAATTGCGCAGCCAGTTTAGATTTTAAGCATGAATTAGGTTATGTAGATAGTCCAGAATACTTTAGTATACATAATATTCCAATTAATAACAGACAACACATTATTGATTACCTAAATTCGAGCCCACACGAAAGAGTTAGAGAAGTGTCTGCTAGATTAAAACAAGATACCTACAACAATTTAAACAACGAATTTTGGCGTAACATCGACGCTATTGATCTTAGGCGTAATCAAAAATTTGCACAAACTTATCCATTAATGGCAGAAATTATGAGTTTATAAACTGTTGCAAATATGCAACACCATTGTAAAAAAGCAACAAAAAGGTTGCTTTTAACAAAACTTTTTAGTATAATACACATAAATATCCTTGTTATGTTTTCGCCAAGCTATTCGTGTATATACACCTTTTTGCAAGCATGATAGGATAACAATAAGATAAGCAGCGATAGATGCTGCAATATAACCCCCTAAAGGAAATTTAAGACAATGAAAAGACTACTTACAACTACTGCGATCCTCGCAGTATTGACAACACCTGTTATGGCTGACGTTACTATTGGTGGCGACTTTGCATGGTATCATCAGGACAACAACGGTACACTATCAACAGCGGTTGACGCTGATCTAAACATCAAGCCAAGCACTACAACTGAATCAGGCTTGACTTTTGGTGCAGATTTTAACCTTAACCAAGATGGCAACGATGACGGCGGTAACAGCCTAACTGTTAGCAACGACAAGTTTAAACTTGACCTAGGTGACACAGACAGTGCGTTAGATAAAATTGATGATGTTACTGACTTTACATACATTGTAGGCAATGGTTCACCAAGTGTAGACCATGCAGCAATCCTAACTCTTACACCAATCACTGGTCTAACACTTAATGCTAGTATGGCAACAGGCAGTGACTATGGTACAACTGCTGGCGAAGGCTATGCATTCAGTGGCACATATGCTATTGGTGAAATTGCAACTGTTGGTGCAGGTAAGATGATTGATGCCGATGATTCAGAAGCAACTATCATGAACGTAACTGCCAACGTTGGTCCAATTGGTCTTGCAGCAGAAAAGTACACAGCTACAACTGCAGCTAAGGTTGATACAGACACCACTACAATGGGTGCAACTTTTACCATTGACAAACTTATGCTAGGCGTTGAGCTTATGAAAGAAGAGTCAGCTGGTACAGTTTCAAGTGATGAAGTTACACTTGGCGCACAGTACACTGTAGCACCAGGTCTAGTTGCATTTGCTGAAATGACAGAAGATGACAAGACTGCTAGTGAAAAAACTACAGCAATTGGTCTTGCAGTAAAATTCTAATTTAAATTTAGAATAATAAAAAAGCAGCGGAAACGCTGCTTTTTTTATGACTTAACTAGTATGCCATCTATAATCTTGCACTGTACCATCTAGCCAAGTAGTAACTAGTCCTTGATCTTTAAGTATACCGTTCTGCATGATTATTTCTTCCATGTTTGCATTTACAATGCCTTGCTCTACCATACTGTACCAAGTTGTAGTATAAGGCAACGGATCTCTTTCTTTATACACAACTACTTGTATAACGTCCTCAAACTTGCGCTTTTGCAAATAGTAGTCTTTTACATCAAATCCATTTAGTGCAAGCAAATACAATATTTGTGTTACAGTAAATGTATTATAATGCTGCGCAGGTGTATAGTTTTGGAATCTATGCTGTAGCACACTAACTGTGCTAGGCACATTCAAGTAAAGCATGCCGCCCATGGTCATTGCACGATTGACACGCCCCAAAAACTCCACTGGACTGTAGATGTATTGCATAACATCGTGACACCATACAACATCTACTTTTACACTTAGCATAGGAGTGTCAGTGTTAAGATCATGGTTCTTATAAGTGATGTTGTGACGCTGAGGTTTGATATGTTCGCAGTTTAAATCAATGCCGTGACATGCAATGTCCAAGTATCTACCTGGTTCACCATCTTCGTTAATATCACGCATGTTTGCCCAATATTCTAGATGAGCTCCGTTACCACATCCTAGGTCAGCCATGTGTTTGATACTACGCTTAAAGTCATCAAATTGATTGAGAAACTCCAGCGTTTGTTCACCTAGTGTTATGTTAGTCAATTCTAATATCTTCCATGCCTGCTGTGCGCAAACGAACAACATGCCCCATTTGCCACTGTTTAGTATCCAAGCCTTTCATAATGCCCAGCCATCTGTTACGCAATAGTGCTACTTCGTTAATAATAGTTTCAAAGTCGATAACTTCATCTTCGCCATCTACATACTTTTCTGCATCACGACTTGTTAACGCACGGGCATATCCTTCCAAATACTTTTGAAAATGCTTGCGTCTGATCTTGCGTAGTTGTATGTTGAGGTAGTTAAGTACCGCTTCAATCTCTTGTAGTTGATTGAAACGATGCTCGGTAATACCCGGTAGTGCAGTAATATTCTTTTCTACAATACCCTTAACATGACACTCACGCTTTGCTTCTTCCAGTTCACTTTCGTAAAAGTTAATGAAAGCTGGAATAGCACCCAGGTCATTTACAATTCTGTTGTAGTATTGGCTCAATACTCATCTTCTTCGAGTTCGAAGTCCTCTTCTCCAAGCAAATCTTTTACACTTGCTTTGAGATATTTGTCTACACCACCAAGTTTAAATAGATCTTGCTCGTCAAGAATCTCTTGCATATCTTCTACAAAATGATCGCTTGCTAACTGTCTATCCTTTGCTGGGATGTACTCTTTAAGAATTTTATAAGCATCAATTACAACTTCAACGTCACTCATTGTTTTCCTCTAATACTTCGCCTGTTTCTGGATCAACTACATCACCATTTGGTGCAGTAATTGTTTCTGCAATATCGTCAATACTTAGTCCATCTGCATTGCTAATGTCCTGCATGATTACTTCAAGTTTTTCGCCTGTCCAACCTTTGCGGAACTCCAGCATTTCTTCACCTGCTGTAGTAGTATATTTCAAACGATTGCCCTGCTTAGTAAGCATACCTTTTGCTTCAAACAAGTCAAGCAATCCACTATAAGGATCCATGCCTGTTTCATAGGGAATCTTAACCTGCACTGCTTCAAACGGCTTGCTGTAGCGTGTTTTCATAACTTTACATGCTGCACGAATACCATTTACAGTAGTAGTCTTATTACCATCTAAATCTTCTTTGAGTTTAAGTTTACGCATTGCAACAACAATACTACTTGCATAGATAAAACCTTGTCCACCACTGATTTTGTCATCTGGATCAAACATATCCTGACTTGCGTATGTGTGGTTAGTACACACCATACCTACATTGTAACTACCAATCATGTTAACTGTGTTACGCACAAGTGCAGTTAGTGCTTTAGGCTTACGACCCATGTCACCTTTCATATCACCTTTGTTAAACTGGTCAACATCTGTGGGTGTCATCATCATACCCAAACTGTCAAGTACAAACAATACCTTTGGACGATCTTCTTCTGCCATTGCTTTATAGTCTGCCATAAACACACTAATAGTTTTAGCAACATCGTCAATCATGCTCATGCTTAGTTTAAGCAGTTTGCTTTCATCTGTGTCTACACCCAGTGCTTGTAGCCAACTTTCATCCAGTGCGTTCTCACTGTCGATTAGCACAACAAAGATGCCTTGCTCTTGTGCATGACGCACGATGTTGCCACTTGCAAAGTAACTTTTACCTGCGCCTGATTCTCCAGCAAACACTGTAACTTTGCCCATAGGCACGCCACGATGAAAATCACCGCTGATAAGATAGTTAAGTGCATAACTGCCTGTGCTAATCCAATCTGTTGGATCATGAAAGCCAATGCTTAATCCATCAATGCTTTTTGTAATATCTTTTCTAAATTTGCTTACGTCAAACGGCTTTGCCATTGAAATTTCCTTCCTGAATAGAATGGACGAGCAATTGCTTGCTCGCCCTTACTTAGCCTTATGATTGGCGGTTACGGATCATCGCAAGGATGTCTTCTGCCCGCTTGCTTTCACCTTCAGGTGCCGCTGCTGGTGCTGCCACAGTTTCAACTTGTGGAGCAGGAGCAGGTGCCGCTGCGATTGGTGAAGGAGTTGCTGCCGGAGCAGGTGCTGGGGTAGCTGGCGCTGCCGTTGCAGTAGACGTACTAGAGGTTGAG